TATCTGGTCATAGAGCAGGTGTAATGTGGTACCAAAAAAAATGTTCAACATCTACGAAAAAATAGTTGGTTATATTCTTGCTGGTTATATGGTCTATATTATAATCTGTATGATACTAGGCACTTTTGATATTTTATAATATATAAGTTTACTAAATAAAAGTAAACTTTGTATAATAAACGAAGCGAATACCAGCACTACGATCCAGACAATCTACTCACCATTTATTTCTCTAAATTAATCCATATAAATAATAATACAAACGTTTATCCTGAAACGGACGGAAGTAAACCACAAAGGTTGAAGAAACGCTCTTTTAAAAGGAGAAAGTATGGACTTAATAAAAGACCTACGAGCTCTCAAAAAAGAGAAAAGTAAAGAAATCTCTGCTAGAGCTCAATTAAGAAAAAGAAGTAAAGATAGTATTGCCAGACCAAAGGCAAAGAAAAATCTTTTTTCTAACGATCCACGTTTACAAGGGATTTAGTTTATAAATAACTATACCACACCGATAGACTTCGGTCTATCCGAAACGGTGCCTCACCTCCACATTAGGCACCGTTTCATTTCACACAACAACAAAGGAATTTTGGTACAGACAAGTTGAATCGAACAACTGACTTCTGAGCCACATTCAGGCGTTTTACCACTAAACTATGTCTGCTCGTCTATCTATGGTAGATAGCAAAAGTATCAGCATAAGCCATATGGCAAAAAGAAGAAACTCGTCTATAGCCAGGTTTTGATTTACCTCTATATCTAATTCTTAAAGGTTTTACTTTTTTAGAAAACTCTTTAAAGAAAGATAGATACTTCATAGGTATACCCTTAGCTACACTACACTCAAATTTTGTAGATAGATATTGCTTAGCAATCTTATTACCTACATCTTTAAGTTCTTTGTATCTTTCTGTATTCATAATTTTATCAGCGTACAACATTAAGCGGCCTCCAACATACTCATAGGTACTCTGTAAGTTGTAATTGAACATTTAACTAAACATTTTGACCTCATAATTTTAGTAATTACGCCAGGCGTCTTTTTAGTTTTTTGTACAATGTTAACTTTAGAACCAACTTTAAGTGTTGATTTAATCTTAACCTCAATTAAGTCTTTAATATAATCTTTTGTTATATTCAAGTCCTCAATGCTAAGGCTAGATAATTGTTTATTAAGTTCAGTTAATAGTATCATAGTGTCCTTTCTATATTATGCTCTTAATCTTCTTTGACTATCCATATAACACGGACCAGTCCAGTTAATATAATAATTACCAGTTAAAACATTACCTCTAGCAGCATTTTGAGCAGGAGAGTTAAAACCAGCAGGCTTCAATATATCACCTTTTTTAAATTTATCGCCATCTTCTTTTACAATAAAAGCAAATACGCTTCTTTCTTGTACAACTTTGATAAATTTTCTACCAATATCAACTCTAGTTTTAGAATCATATTCTTTTAATTGAGTATCGCCATATGATCCTGCTACTATTTCTTTTTTACCCATAGAAGTATGAAAACTTTTATAGTCTTTTTTGGCACCAGCCATCATATTTGATATACCTTCGTTTAAATCTTTAGCAGTCTTATTTACGTTTATAGTCATTATTTTGCCTCCGATTGTAGAATTAATGTTAAAATACCTGTTGAAATACCAACAAGAGCCATTATAAAACCAACAAGGTAATTGTCAGCTTCTACAGCACCAGTAGCACCTACCATACTCATTATAAAAACGATAGCAAAAAATATCGCCATATTTTCTTTTATTTTCGTCATAGTGTTTTGTCCTTTTGTTTTTGTTGTCATTACTCGTCCAATATACCACAGATAAATAGAAAAGTCAACTAAAAAAAGCAAAAAAATGAAGAAAAAAGCAATATTTTTACTATTTGTTCTGGTTTTGTTCACTTCCTGCTCAAAAAAAGTAGAGGATTGTAAATTTTCGCCAGATTTTGAGCTTTCAAACGAATCAATGAGCGAATCACTTGACGGAATTGTTCAAATTGAAAAATTACAAGCAAAAACACGTTGTAAATTCTAATATAAATAGTATAAAAGAGTAAATTTTGAATTATAGGATAAAAAAATGGCAAAAATGAGAAAATATCTGTTTTGGAATGAAGCAGGTGAAGAAAAAGAAAAAGAATCAATGAGTTTAAAGAAGGCCGTAATGTCTGTACAAGGCGATTACAAAGATAAATTTATAAGTGTTGAATATATCACTAAAAAAGGCAAACAAATTAGTCAATCTATTCAAATACCAATGGGAAGAAAGATTAGACAATCAATCGCTATAGAAAAAAAGAAAGCAGCTTTAAAAGCAGCTAGAGAAGCAGGTAGATAATGGCAAAACTAGCAAAAAGTTTTGTTGCTCATCAAAGTATACCAAAAAAGACTTCTCAAGCGTCTAAAAAACGTAAGTGTAAAATGAGTTCAATGAATAAACACAAAAAAAGAAGTCTAAAATTTTATAACGGCCAAGGTAAGTAATGCCAGCAGCTTGTAGAAAAGGTGATAGTTTATCAACAGGTCATATTTGTAGTTCAACCACTACATTAACAACACCTGCTCAATCTACCGTATTTGCTAATAGTTTACTAATGGCAAGAATAACAGATAAGACGGTACCTCACCCTTTTCCACCAAACCCTCCTTGTGCTAATCACGTGGCACAAGTAAACGCTGGTTCTTCAACGGTATTCGTAGAGAGTTTAGCATTAGCAAGAATAGGCGATAGTGCTGACGCTGGAGCAATGACTTCAGGTTCTTCTAACGTATTCTCTGGATAGTCTTATAAATATTAAGCGATATGGCAAATTATGACGCTTCAGTAACGAATAAAAGCAATCAAAGTGTTAGGACTTTTAAAGACTTAAATTTAGACTTTGATAGAAATACGGTTACAAATGATGTAGTTAAAATTGAAGATGTTGAGGCTATAAAAAGAAGTGTTAGAAATTTAGTAAACACTAATTTTTATGAGAGACCTTTTCATCCAGAGTTAGGTTGTGGTATTAGACAATTATTATTTGAACCATTTACACCAGTTACAAGTATTTTTATAAGAAGAAAAGTAGAAGAAGTAATTACTAATTATGAGCCAAGAGCAAGATTAGATCAGGTAATTGTTACAGAAAGTCCTGATAGAAACTCAATAGAGGTAAGAGTGGTTTTCTATTGTATGAACATAGCAAATCCTGTTACGGTATTAACAACTTTACAAAGAATAAGATAATATGGCTTCAAACAAATTAACGGTATCAGATTTAGATTTTGATAATGTAAAAAGTAATTTAAAAACATTTTTACAAAGTCAATCAGAGTTTCAGGATTACGATTTTGAGGGTTCTGGTTTTGCCGTTCTATTAGACCTTTTAGCTTACAACACACACTATCTAGGTTTCAATGCTAATATGTTAGCAAATGAAATGTATTTAGATTCTGCTGATATAAGAAAGAATATTGTGTCGTTAGCTAAAATGTTAGGTTATACTCCAACATCAGCAAAAGCACCAACAGCAAATATTGATATAACAATTAATAATGGTACAGGTGCTACGGTAACAATGACCAAAGGCACGGTGTTTACATCAACAATAGGTGGCACATCATATCAGTTTGTTACAAATGCTGAAACAACAGTATCACCACTTGAAGGTGTTTATAAATTTTCTAGTGTGCCAATTTTTGAAGGTACTTTAACAACTTTTAAATATACGGTAGACAGCACCGATCCTGACCAAAAATTTATAATACCTAATGTTAATGCTGATACGACAACTTTAAAAGTTACCGTTCAAAATTCTTCTAGTGATACAACAACACAAGTTTATTCAAAAGCAACAGGTATTGTAAGTTTAACTTCTACATCAAAAGTATATTTCTTACAAGAAAGTGATGACGGCAAATTTGAAATTTATTTTGGTGATGGTATAGTTGGTAAATCATTAACAGATGGTAATATTGTTATTTTAGAATATATTGTTACAAATAAAACATCAGCTAATGGTGCCTCTAGTTTTGCTTTATCAGGAGCAATCGGTGGTTTTTCAAATGTTTCAATTGTAACCACTTCAAATGCTCAAGGTGGTTCAGAGCCACAAACAAAAGAGTCAGTAAGATTTAATGCGCCTTTACAATACACAGCTCAAGATAGAGCGGTTACTACAAGTGATTATGAAACAAAAATTTTAGAGTTATATCCAAATGCTCAGGCTGTTTCAGCTTGGGGTGGTGAAGATGAAGAAACGCCAATTTATGGTACGGTAAAAATTTCAATAAAGGCAGCTTCAGGATCAACTTTAACAAATGCTACTAAATTAGATTTAGTAACACAATTAAAAAAATTCAATGTGGCTTCTGTTGTACCAGAAATAGTTGATCCAGAAACAACATCTATTTTATTAACAAGCGTTGTAAAATATAATAGTAATAATACAACTAAAACATCTGATACTTTAAGATCAAATATTATAACAACACTAACAAATTTTAACACAAATAATTTACAAAAATTTGATGAAGTTTTTAGATATTCAAAAGTATCAAAAGCAATTGATGATACTGATACATCTATATTATCAAATATAACAACATTAAAAATTAGAAA